TTTTTTTTTTTTTTTTTTTTTTTACCACTCTGTACCAATGCCAGAACCAAAGATAGGGTTAGTTGTTGCAAGGACATTAAGGATTATGACAGGGGGCGGCCCAATAAACTGAGAGCATATAGCATCATCAGCAGCAAACCGACCCAACATGTAGCGTGCACCAGCTGCTGTGTTGTTGCGTATCCACAACGTAGGCACAGCGTTAGTTGCACTAGTAAGCCACACGTCGTTGGTCGGAAAGCTTCGAGCTCCCCCAAAGCCAAAATCCCTAATGTCCAACGGAATTCGCGGAATCTTTGCATAAGTGGGTATAACCACTCTGCTAGACTCTAACGCCTCGGGAACTACCGAGCAACCGTTGGGTGCAAGACCCTTGTCATAAAAACTACCAAGTGTCGCTGAAGACACATTCCCATCCTCAGTGGCAAACTTGAAACTATGAGTTAATGAACCTGTCCTGTCCTTAAGCAACACATAACCTGTGGAGCCACGAACATAGGCATACATCTCAGCCACACGCGATGAACGCGCAGCGAAATACAATGCCTGTGTTGTGGTAGACATAGGTGTTGTAACTGCTGGACAGTTAGGTTTAAACCATGGATCCAAGGTGGAGCTGCCTATCGTATTACCGGCAATATCTGCAACGTAATAATCAGGAATCTGCATTAAACTTTTTACAGATTTAAACACTTCACCAATACATTGCTCACTTGCCTTATTACTGACGGTCAAATCACTCAAACCTGACTGAAACGAGACAGCTAAAGTACCAGCGCCTGGTACAGCTGACATCAAACTAGCAGTATTAACTGCGAGCTCAAAGCCAGGTTCTGCACATACTTCAACCATGAAGTTGACGATTGAAGGCACGACACTATTAGCTGTCAAAGGACTGACCACCATTAATGACAAATCACCAATATATTCGGATAATACCCCACAATAAGCGTTGGGGTAGACGAATGGAACAACATACTCAAATGTTGTACCATCCTGCAAGTCAAAAACCATGGACTCACCAGTAAGATTAGGACCTGTACCACCCGTGGTTGGTATAACACGAGTGGTAGTAATGGGAGTTCCAGCGTTGATGCCGGTCGATCTCACGGGAATAAATGTAGCCACTACACGTCCACCATGCAACTTAGTGCATGCAAACGTAAATCTAAACTTCAAATTTCCTCTCCAATACCTAAAGTTGTCACTCAAATAGCATAAGGTAGAAGGGTAAAAAGCATTCTCTGTTGCTGTATTGGCAGCTTTTAATGGTAAATTACCAGTTGCCCCAACAACAGATAAAGCTCTATCCCTATACCAAAATGCTGATGGCGTGATGGGTGCTGTATAAATTGTGTCACCTGTGCTTTGTGTAGTTGAATACTCTCCTCTATATATATAAGAATACTTAGTAAGAATATAATCCAAAGCCATATGATCCTCTTCTGTACACCCAACTGACGCATCAACAGCTAACTTATTAGACTGAAAAGGTGCTAACGAAAAACCTACATTAGGTAAATCCGTCTGCCCCTCACCAGTATATATGTTACGCGCTACGCGAGTTGTCAACTTCTCATCCAATGGCTTGCTAAAACCAAAAGCCTCTAAAGCACCGGAAGTGCTTCTAAGAAACCAATCCGCGGCACCCCCCACTGAGGAAAGCCCCGGAACCAAACTCACTGCATTTGCAACGCCTGACATCGCACTTACAGCTCCAGATAGGACACCTTTTGCGTGTCCCTCATCTGTCACTCTACTACGAGAAGCACCTCCTGCCTTCATGTGAGCCTCACTATGTTTTGGTACACCTGACTGCGTCACCACAGTTGTTGTGTTGAATGGAACGTGTCCAATCAACTCGACATCCTCCATGCTAAAATATATTGAATATCTCGGCACGGACTGCCCTGCAACAACTGGACAACCAGTAAGGTTCACCAAAGCATAGGAGCCGTACCTTTGAAGATCTGTTCCGACGGTCGAAATCTTAAGGTACTCCTCACTAAAAACAAAAGGAACTGATAGCACCATCATTGTCTCTTCAGCTAAATTCATACGAACATTCGGTAGATGCACTGACAACGGAAAATGATTACCTCTAAACTTGTTGTCAGTATTGCATCCGTACTGCCATACTAAGGACAACACTCCTTGGTGGAATGCTGTTTTACTAATAATACACGTGATCTTTAGGGTAAACCTTACACCTAAATATCCGTTCATTCTGTCCCAAGTGAGGGTCCCAAAAGCATTCCTGAAATCGGCACTCTGAAAACTAGCTGCAGCTGGCCGTCCAGGCGCCGCTGCTAAATTACCAGCTGTTATCAAAACCGGGCGTGATAAAAGGCGCCTGATACTATTATCATCAATATCTTGTTTAAGATTAGTGTATGACGTAGTACCAGGTGCCTCAGCACACACAGCAGCTTCATTGTTAAAACTAGCAACATCATAGTCCTCTGTTCTACCTTGGACTGTGATACCTTCAATCTCATCGCATTTTTCAACCTGAGCGACTTCAGGTGTTGTTGGATTTGTGTTGTTGAAAAGCATTTTACTAACATAGCGTCTGCTCAAACCTCTATGCTGCACAACTGTCCTCTCTCTTTACGTCTGAGTAGTCGACGCCCTGGGCACAACCGCAGTTGTGAATTATGTGCTGCGCCTCAGAACCATACGTCCATTCGCTCTGATACGAACGAACGCGTTGCTTCCCTACTTGTAAGCTTTAGCGGTATGCCGTTGCGGCAACACCACGTCTGCAACTTAGGGAAGATCTCATTCCATTTCTCCTCACTATGCAAGCATAACTCACATAATGAGAATTCCAAACGCGAAACCATGTCTGTCACCGGGGATCTGGCATTCTTGTACCAGTACCCAGTGAACAGCCAACTCTCTTCTGCCAGCGGGCCCACCCAACCAAAATTTTGGCCGGTGAGCGTCAGTCTGTTAAACACTGCATCGTCAATCTTGAAGGAGCGCTTCAAAAACGTGCATTCCTCCAAATCTGTGTACGGAACTAACACACCTGATTTGTCGCCAGGTGTGTATGTAAGGTCAAACATATCCTTCATAAGACCCGCAACGGTCACCTGATTGAAGCGATCCTTCATCTCATCATCTACAGCAGTGATGTTGTCGTCCCCAAATGTATTGAGGAAAGCATGACTCCACATGTCTGTGGAATCACCCGTAGCACGCACATAACAACCAGTTAAGGTAATTAGTGAGTACATCGAGTTCACTGCTGTGGTCAACGGATGACCACTTGGCAAAGACTTATTCCATTGCACAACATATTGCAACTGGTTTCCGAAACCAGAAATATGTCGTGAATGGACCAAGTCCAGCCAAAGCACATTGCGGACATTCTCTTGCTCCTGCGTCCAATTAGGGTTATTGAATCTATACCATCTATTGATATAGTCCAATATCCCCTCATGGATCCAGGGCTGTTCACTTGCGTCGAACCGGGAAAAATCACCATCAAACACACTCTTCCTGTTAGCACCCTTCAAAGCTGTTGCCAGCTTGTACCAACCAGTGTACTGGTTGATACCGGGTGCCATTCCATTCTCAACATGTGTGGCAAACATAGCTGCCAAGAAAGCACCGAAGTACTGTCTCACAACTATTGTGTAATCCACTGGTGTGGCGGATATCACACGAGTTGCCACATTCTGCACCTTATAAATAGGGCGCAGTTCATCCTTCAGGAAGTCAGTGCACAGATGCACCTCTCTTCTCCCTTGCTCGGCTTCCATAATGATGTGCCAAGTGGAAGTGCGTAACGAATCCAAAGCCTTGTTGTTGTCATAATCAAACTCATATTCTCCTTCATGTCCGAAGAACGCCGTCTTACCTGGGGTCTTTGGAGTGACATAATCACTCCAAATGTACCCTGGGCTTGTCTTCCTATTGATGGGTTTTAACTTCCAACCAACAGGTGCCTTGATAGCTTCTTCAAAACCGAGAATATCACGTGAAAAGTGCTTAGTTGCTTCCCAGTGACGCTCCATAGCCATGTCGACTATGGGGCGCAACTGGGCTGGATTACGGTATTGCAAGGGAGTCTGATAGGCTTTCAAACCTTCAATCATGGGCTCCTTCACAACACCGTCAACCTCCTTAGCTGATAGCACAGCTGGAGCAACCGGGCAAGGTCCAAACAGCTTGTCTTCATTCATAGCAGAAGGCTTAAGCTTGGTCTTAGAAGGCGCGTTAACTGGCACATGTAATGTACCAAGCAACTCAAACGACCCCCTAACCAGGCCTTTCTCCTGCAACTCTGTCTGCATCTCAACCCTAGCTGTTCCAACGGGTTGTGTCATGAACTCAGTGTGATTATTCACTAAGTCCTCATACGTCTTCAGATTGTTAAACATCTCTCTTGCCACCTCCTGGGAAATCAGGGTACTATACCCCAAACGTCCAGTAGGTGCATCTCTGCCTGCCGAATGGAAACCAAGGATGCATCTAGCATCATAGTTTCTCGCTTCAGCAATGGTTAGTGGAGCGCCACAATCACCTGCTACAGTGTTTGCGACGTATTGCACCAACCCATCAAGCTCTGTGTTCGTGTTCTGATCCATAGCCTTGCCATGATAATAGCAAGTAGGTGAATACAGAGTTCTCTGTCTCAAACTGTGGTCCTTATTATAGGTTGCCACATCAAGGCGCACGGGCGTGTTACCACCTCGCATCACATTTTTCAGCTCATGCTGGGTTAGGAAAAATTTGACAATCTTCCTATTTGCTTTTGCAAAACATCTGCCAAAAGCAACTCCAGCAATATCAAAACCGGGCATCTCAATCATCTTCAAGCACAGGAAATCACCGATAGTCATTCTCATCTTTCTGCCATCTTTGGCAGCTGTAAACTCAAGCTCAATGTCCTCATTCATCTGTCGCATCATTATCAAATAATGCTTAGGAAACAAGAACACATCAGATCCGAGACCAACGAATTGTCCAACAACAGCATCATCCGTCCTACACTTTAAAGTGTTGGCGAATATAATGTCGTAGACATCCTCTCGGGGTGGTACTCCGACCTGTGATTTCACTGTCTCATTAAAAGAAGCCATCTTAATCTCCTGCTTCTTCTCCTTGGGCTCTTCATCATCGTCAATCTTCTGACCTCTCATACCAAACATATTGGTAATGAATCTGAATACACTGCACACAGCACCAACTATACCAACTGCGATCTTAATAATAGCAGTTGTTATTGTGTATGCAGCAATGGATGTCAAGCCCAACTTGAGTATGTACTGTGAGTTGTCACCAAGTATGTGATGGAGATGAAATCTCTCCAACATATTCTGTATCCACGAATTAACAAGCCGTGAGAACTTCAAAAAGAAATTCTCATGTTCCTTCTCAGCTTCCTTTAGCTCATTCAACGCTTGCTGATGCTCTCGCCTGTAAAGCAGCTGTGTAGCAAAGCTTTGCTCACCTCTGTCAACCATCCGCTCGTAACTGGCGAATTGTTGCTCATGTTGAAATCTCTCAGCATCACTGTTAAATACAAAGCCAGGTTGAATCCTTGGGGAATCAACCTCCTCAATCTCAGGCAATGGAAATGTGCCCACAGTGACGAGGCGCTCTGCTTGTGCAGCTTGTTGCACCCGTAGACGGGCTTCTTCCAAACCAGTTTGTGTCTCAATCATGCAATCATCCAGCGCCTGTAACAATTTCGTCATATCTTTAATCTCTTTGCGATTAACCTCTTTGCGCTTGATGATATCGTCAGCTGCATTTTGAATAACCGCACGTAAACCACCGGGGTACATTGTATCCCCAATGTTCTCACGATCAAAAGTATGCACATACATATCCCAAACATGCCATGGTAGCTTGTCAAGGATATCATTCGCTGTTGGCATACCATCACCACGCTCCTTACGTGCGGCAATGTCACTCACGATCTCTTCAATGGCACTTGCGAACATACCATTGACCTTGTCAAAATCGAACCTGCCTTCAATAGCAAAATCTGGTCGTACTCTGACCCAAGCTGCTGTCTGAAAACGCCTTACAAGGGCCTTCGGCTCCGTTATAAAAGGAGCCCACTCTGCATGTACGTTCCTGCAATTGGTGGTACCAATCACAAGTGGGGAATCAAGGTATATCTTACCCTTGCTCCCGAGATCAGCAAAATTCAAGGGCATTGACCAATTGCCAACACCTCTGATAAATTGCATAGCTTCTGAATCCATATCTCCTGCTTTAGGTTTTACCTGAAAGCAGTCATCCATAACCAAACACTTCTGGCCAATGTAGCCGTTCCAGTACTCAGTGGTGCCTTTCTGCCACATATTTTCAAGTGCCTCCTTGACACTGCATTCCTTCGATAGCATCAATATGCAGCTGGCAATGTATCTCAAAAGGGTGGTTTTACCCACCCCCGAGTCACCACCAAGCATAATGCACACTGGCATAGCTCTCATGTTGTTCTCGGCATTAATCGCTCCCTCATGAGGCGACAATGCCAAGTTCAACTTCTCCATCCAGTAGCATAAGTCTCTCTTCGACTCAGCAGTCATCATGACCTGGTGAAACCCAAGCCCTGTGATCTGCAGATCCTTCACTTTCCTGATTTCCTCAATGGGAAGCATAGGATTCTGTGCAAGAAACTTCATCTTCTCAATCACTTCATTTCTCCACTCTTGGTAAGCATCTAGCTTACCCTGCAAGGAAATGCGCTGATCTCCAGAGCGCTGGGTGACAAAGTTGATCAATTGTTCGACCAACCCTAACACCTTCTTCATGAATGTTTCCATGCCATCTGAGGCACGGGGGAAATTTGAAACTCGCTTCATAAACTCTCCAGTCACACTCTTTGCTGAATTACCTGGAACCCAGCATGTCATCATCATGGTTATCATATCTGCAACGGTGGACAATCCACCGTCCTGAAACTTGAAAGCTTTTGGTATATACTTCGTAAGCATATCCGTAAGCTCAGGAAGAAAAAGACCCACTGCGGAAATAACCACAGAAGCCAATATGGGAATGTTCGTGTATCTGGTCAAAATCCAGACAGCCAATGCTATCAAGCATGGCTTCCAGATAATTTGACCAAACTCTTTCAGTCTCTCAACAAAGGAAGTGACACTAGCGGTGAAAGTGGACAATAAATCGTCCACCTTCCCTACCACGCCTTGGGAAGCCTGTACAAGCTTGCTAGCACTATCCGTAGCTGACGCCACGGATTGTGCAGCTTTAGCAACTGCAACTGCTCCTAGTGCAACACCAGAAGCAATAGCAGCTTTACCTATCAAGCCAGTTTGTAGCTCAACAGGAGTCATTTCATCCATGTTTTCAATCAAAGTTTCCTCAAGCTGAGTCAACTTCTTCCAACGATACATGGTCTTACCACGTATCTTCATACCTGTCATCACTCGGCTCGCTAATCTATCTTTGATAGCGGAGATATGTCTTTGTAAAGACTCTCTCCACTCTCTCTTTTCACTCTTGGTCAATCTCTCAAATTGCCTCTTCTGTTTTGCACTGCCATTTAACAGTGACTCCTTCTGAGCATTAGACACAACCTTAGCAACCTTAGCATTGATCGAAAACTGGCGTTCACTCCTATTCTTTGGTGAGAAAGTAAAAGTCATTTTGATTATACAGAAATATTTTTAGATTTTGTCTTTTAAACAAGTTTTATCTCACACTCTCTGAGTAATCATACGTGGGGACTAAACAAGTCACCTCAGCTACACGCCAATATAGCTTACGGCGCCACATAAGTGGAAATGTGACCACGGGTCACATCTTTAACAGGGGGAGGTAACAGACACGAATACATGACTTGGATTACGCATTCTTCATTGCAACCCACTAATCAAACATTATGATATCATAGGTTCATCCTTTCGTGGTTGTCACAACCTGCTTAAATCTTGTCTCCTACCAATTAATGAAAACTCTGGAATGGTGGCAACAATATATCATCACAAAACATCTACTAATCCGGGGATCACCTCAGCTAAATAGCCTTCGTAAGTTACGCCCATAACAACGTGTGTTTTGTAAATCTTATAGTTGAATAATGATAATGAAAGCATTCGTTGTCTTTCGACTTATATTTGACGTATACTGTTTAATTGTAGTCATACTACAATCGGGCCAATATAAAACCCTAAAAATAGAAATAATAAAGAATCTGACGCTAAAATAGTACGTCGCGTAAAGAATCTGGTCTCTAACATTGGGGTTTTTATAATTTTGTGGGAACACCGTCCTCACTCGG